CTTGATTCAATTCATCAACAATATGCATTGTTCCGCATTGAGCCCTGAAGCAGAAAGAAAAGGTAAAACTGACATAAGATGCAAGGTCGTCATCGTAACAACGAACACCTACGATCTGCATGCAAGTTACTTTTCTATCAATCCTGCATCAATCATGCGACGTTTTGATTTGATAGTTGATGCGAAATTGCTGGATGATGCGAAATCTAGCACTGGTGGAATTCACCCAAAATTTGCTGGTACTCCTTATCCGGATGCTTGGAAGCTTGATCTAGGGCGTGTGAAAATACGACGTTCTACTATGGACAATCTATCAGACACATATCACATTGAAAGCATGAACAAGACCAACATAGTTGGTTTGGTAAATTATCTTGATAGTGTGGTGGTTGAACATTTTGATGTTCAAGGGCGTATAGTTGATGCTTCCACTGAATTGCATAAGAAGCCTCATTGTGAACTTCATCCATTGTTTCCTCTACCATGTGCTGCATGCCATAGCGGCAATATTGCATGTCATGGTGGTATTGATGAAATCAATCTTGAAGAGGATCACTTTGAAACTGCGCATGAAGTATTGGATGGTCAAACTGGCAATGTTGCATCTCCTAATCAGTATGACGCCCCATGGGGAATTGACAATTTTATTGGACAATACTTTAGTTGGGACGAGATGAGTAGTGAGGAAGACGATAAGCAACGAACTATTGACTGGGCAGAAGGTGAGAATTTTGAAGTCATACCTATGACATGTGTTCAGCGCATCAAATATCTCACAGGGAATGCTATTGCTGATACTTGTGAACTTGTAAAAGCTGCGCGAGCTAAGATAAAGCCTGAACCTTGGATGGTGACCTTGGGTGTCATCGCTTCGCTAGGTGCTTCGGCATTTGGTCTTTATGCGGTGTTCCATAAGGAGAGATTATCTCCAGAAGGTGCCATTATTTCAAGGATTGAGGCAGCATCGGCTGCTCCGGGACAGTTTGTGGAAAAAGACAATAAATATCGGAAAGTCTATTCGCATGCTGCCAATGCATCTCAAGCAAGTACGTCATCCACTTGGACTCAAGTTGAGAAAAATCAACTCCAATCTTCATGTTATACTTGTCAAAGAGTTCAATGTTGAGACCGAAGAAACTGAAGGCCCAATCACCTGGGGGAATGCGTTCCCTGTTGGTGGTGGTTATTGGGTCATGGTAGGTCACAATATAACTGGTATTGATCAAGGAAAACAATATGAGGTTGAATTCCGCAGCCATTATTTGCCTGGTGTTAAGAGATTTTCTGTGCGTCTTGGCAAGTCAAATACGCATGCAATTCCAGGTGTGGATGGGCTCATTGTGAAAGTTCCACGTGGTGGTTCAACTTATGACTTTAGCAAATACATGATTCCAAAACTTGAAGAATTTGACATTCAGAAAGGAGATCCAATCTTCATTTATCATGTTCATAAATCTCAAGTATTGGATACTTGTGAAAATTATAAACCACCTTCTTCATATAAAATGCGATCTAAAATTGAGAGCGTTGAAATGACTAATGTCAAAGGAGTTGGTAAATTTAATTTGCTGAAGTACAAAGCTGATAATCATGATGGAATGTGTGGATCGATGATTTTCTTAGGAGGACGTAACCCAATTTTACTTGGGTATCATTCTGCTGGGAATTCTAGCACACAGTCATGTGGAGCAACATTGCTTGACCAATCAATGATTGATTACTTCTTAGATGGTGATGTGGTGTATGCAGAAACTGCAGATTTGCGCCCAAGTATCTACAAGAAGGATATCAAAGTGTCAACAGATGTTCATCCGTTCAATCCTATACACTATTTGGAGAGTGCTGACCACAATATTGAGGTGTTTGGTCAACATAATCTGCCTCTATCAAAATTTAGTTCTGACATTGAACCTTCTATCATGTTAGAACCAATGAAAGAGGTGATGGGATATGAACCAACACACACAAATCCTGTGAAAGCAATGGTGAGACCATCTCGACACAGACATTTGACTAAAGGATCTCAGAATGTGCCTAATGTCAATCCCGACTGGATGGCTTTTGCTGTTAGAGACTTTGTTGAGGGTCTTGATGAGAAGATTCTTGACTATGATGTCTTCAAGCAATTCATACATCCACTCGACTATGACACGGCATTGAATGGAGAACCTGGCGTTCATGGTTTTGATCCAATCAATCCAAAAACGTCTATGGGATTTCCTTTGAATTGTCCTAAAGTCAAATGTATGGCCAAATGTGGTTTGAAAGAGGAACTTGGGATCAACACGACGAAGTTTGTGAAGAGAGAGACTGATCTGAATGGAAAAGTCTCTTATGTTTATGAAATTGTGTTTGATCCTGAGATTGCTGATGTCAAAGCTGAGACAGAGAGTATTCTCAACTGGTTTGTTAACGGAAAAAGAGCAAATGTCATCTTCAGAGCTAATTTGAAGGATGAACCCGTTACATTCAAGAAAGTTGAGCAAAATAAACTCCGTGTCTTCGCTGGAGCCCCAGTGGCCTTGGTGATAGCAGCAAGAATGATGACTCTTCCACTGTTGAACATGATGTCTTTCTTTCCTGAAGAGTTTGAGAGTGCAGTGGGCGTTGATGCCACCGGTAAGGATTGGGCTTTTGTTGAGCGTATCATCACCAGATTTGGTCGAGACCGTTGTGGAGACGGAGACTTTTCTGGATATGACACGTCATTGAGACCTGAAGTCACCGAAGGAGCATTTTCAATCATTAAACACATCTTGAAACGTAGTGGTTATGATGAAGAAATGCTCAAGGTCATTGATGGCCTTGC